ATCTGTGCTATTCCAAGAAGTAACAGCACTTATATTAATTGCTTCTAAAAATGCAACCATAGCTTTTACTTCAGCGTCATTATCATAATGTTTGTCTGAATAATGTTTAAAATCTGCAATTAAATTATCTCTAGTCTCTGTTAATATAGCCTGTGCTTCACTTGCATCTGTAACATTTTTAGCTACATCAGAATTAGCATCATCATCTGCTGTATCTTGTTTATGAAAAACAGTCACATCAGCGTAGTCAACTGTATCTCCATTTAAAGTAGCTTGTGATTTAAGAACAGCAACTTTAAAATAATCAGCATCACTTACTTCTTTTGATACAAGACCTGCAGAAGTGCTTAACCAAAAATCTTTTTTAGCATCAGTAGGTGCTAATCTATAAAATTGATTATCTTGAAATATAAAATGTTTTGCCATGATTACCCGTTATCAAAAATATATAAGAAACCAGCTCCTCCAGCATTACCATTTCTATTAGTTCTTTGCATACCAGCACCTCCAAGACCAAATCTACCAGTCATGTTTGGTATATTGCTATCTGAAACGTCAGCACTGTTACTTGCGTTAGCATTAAAGGTTGTTAAAAATGTTCCTTCAGCAGCAGTTCCTGGGTTTCCAGGATTACCAGGTGCTTGTTCAGGACCTGCATTTCCACCATTTCCACCGTTTAAAGTAATAAGATTAGCGACATTAGTTGCTCCTCCAGCACTTCCAGAATTACCAGGAATTGCTCTGTTTCCTCTAGCTCCAGGAGCTCCAACAGCATAAGGTTGTGAGAAAGGAGGAGTAATGCTATCAGTAAAAATACCTTGCACTCCGTATCCACCTGCTCCACCATTAACATTATTTGGTCCAGAAGTGTCAACTCCCGCACCACCGCCTCCACCTGAAGCAGCAAATATTGTAACTGTATTTCCACTACTAGTGTAAGTACCAGTAGCAGGACCAGTGGCGAATACTTTAGGTGTCATGACAGCGCCACCTGAACCAGATGAAGCTGTAATTACTCTTCCTGATGAATCAATAGTTACAGAAGAAGATGTAAAACTTCCTTTTGCTGATTTTATAATTCTTGGCATTTTCTTTCCTCCTAAAATTTACTAGTCAACCATCTCTACGTAAGAAACATGAAAAGCTAAATCGTTAGCAGCACCAGCTGTAACAGCAATTAAATCTGTTTCATCTAAATAGATAGGTCTTGCAATTAAATCTAATGTTGAATCTGCAGGTACAGAAATTGTACTTGCGATTTTATAATAAGTTGAACCATTGTCATTACTAATTTCTACTGTTGCGTCAACAGCATTAGTTCCGTCAATGTTTGCTAATAATATTGTATCAATTCTTACTGCAGTTTCTGCAGGTACATCAATCATAGTAGTTCTGTTTGTATCAGATAAACTACCCATAGCATTTTTGGGTGTGATTGTTGCTATATTTACGAGATTCGGTGTTGCCATTTTTTATTCTCCTTCTAGATTAATACCCGAAAACCATGGAAAAGACAATACCTTTTCCATCAGTAGTTACGATTTGTGTTGAACTTGATGTAGCATTAGTTACTTTTGCTCTACCAGTGCCATTTGGAGCTACAGTTATATCTCCATTAGCGGCATCTGTAATAGTAACAGATCCAGAGTTTGTTCCGCTATTTGTGTTTAAAATTAAATCTGTTGCGCCGCCTGTTGTTACAGTTAGTGTTCCAGCACCATTTGAAGTTAAAACAGCTGCTGCACCACTATCTCCAACTTTTACTGTGTCTGCTCCAAGAACAACATCTCCAGTTCCATTTGGAATAATATCTATATCTGCATTAGAAGTTGAAACTATATCGTTTCCATTAACATCTAAATTACCACCTAGTTGAGGTGAAGTATCATCAACAACATCAGATATACCAGTTCCAATTGATAATGTATCTATATCAGGATTAGTTCCGTCATTTGCTGTTGCAAAAATTATTTGATCTCCTTTATTAGAAGCAGTAAAAGTAAATGAATCTCCTGAACCAGAAGCGTATTTAAATTGTACAGTGTATGATCCTGAAGTTGAATTTCTTAAAAAATAAAAAGTTTGAACATCAATTGGAATAGTTACAATTTGATTTCCTGTAATTGTACCTGTAAACTCAATCATTCTGTGTGCAAGTTCTGCACCAGTAGATCCATCACTAACTGATAGAGCAGTTGTTTGTGCTCCACCTGCAATACTTTTTGCGATGTAACCACCAGAAATTTGTTCTACTAATGATAAATTGGTATTAGTTTTAGTTCCCCATGTTCCAGCGTTTTCACCAGTTGCCTGAAGTTCTATTCCTAAAGGTGTATATGTTGATGCCATAAATTTTTCTCCTATGCGACGTCACTATAACTTGTATTTGATCCAGTTGCAACATCAGAATACGTATCATTTGATCCTGTTGAAACATTACTATATGAAGTATTACTTCCAGTTCCTACATCAGAATACGTATCATTTGATCCTGTTGAAACACTTGTATACGATGTATTTGAACCAGTGTCAATATTCGTATAAGCTTGTGTTCCAAGTAATCCTACGGATGACGTAATTTGACTTGACGATAAACCAAAGATTATATCAGCTGGTGTTAAAGAACCTACACTTGATGTAGCAGCTATTCCTGTTAAAGGGACTACTATAGCTGGTATAATAGATCCTATACTAGTTGATGCAGATACACCCGTAACATTTATAAGTTCAATTTGGCCTGTTACAACACTTCCAACGGAGGTAGTTGCAGATACACCTGTAATTTCACTTGGACCAAATTCTAAACCTAAAGTTCCTACAGCTGATGTTCCAGCTACACTTGTTATTGGTTCAGTGCTAACACCAAAAGCTAATCCTAAAGTTCCTAAACTTGCCGTTGATGATATTCCAGTTACAGCAGCTGTTGGACTAATTACAAAACTTACACTACCAACATTTGTTGTAGCTTCTTGACCAGATACACCTACTACATCTGCAGGAGATATAGATCCTACACTTGAAGTCATTTCTCTACCTACTAAAGGTATAACTTGATTTGGAGACTCACCCCAACTTAATGCACCCCAAGTATTTCTTCCCCAACCAACTAAAGTTCCTACATTAGAAACTGTTGGTGTTGCAAAAGTTGCTTCTACACCAGTTACAGGAACAACTATTTCACCAAAAACATTTAGACTTCCAACACTAGAAGTCATAGAGTGATTTGCACCTATCATTTCTAATAGGTATGTAACACCCATAGTTATAGATCCTGGAGAAGCAGTTGCTTCTAAACCACTTACAGTTATTAATTCATCGGCTCCTTCACCCCAGTCAGCTTGGTTCCATGATAACCTACCCCAACCTGTTTCATTAAATTCTTCTGAATCACCTAAAGAAACAGATGCTGATTGACCTGAAAGAATTACAAGAGTGCTTATTCCTAAATCACCCAAACTAGATGTTGCTTCAACACCAGTTAGATCTGCTAATATAAATTGAGCAGCTGTTAATGTTCCAACAGAAGTTGTTGCCGAAACTCCAGTTGGTTCAACAGAATATTCTACACCCCAACCTGAATTACCATAAGTTTGTCTACCCCAACCTTCAACGTTAAATGATTGTGGTGTACCTAGAGCAGAAGCTGATGCAGGTGCAGTAAGTGATACACTTATTACATCATCTTGCCACTCATTAGATCCCCAAGTGTTATTACCCCAGGTTGATGCCATAAGGAGGTCCTCCTTACGCTATACGAATGATTGCGTTACTTGCGTCTGCTGTTGGAAATTGAATTGTGAAAGTTCCACTAGATACTGTTTTGTCACCACCGAATGCAATAACAGCAACAGCTTTGTCAGATTGAGAGTCATTATATATTAAAGCACCATTAGCTGTAAAAGATGCTGAAGTATAACTTACATCTGCAAAGTCACAGATTGCAGTTGTTCCAGAAGTAGTTGGAGTTACACTTGTTAAAGTAGCTCCTCCTGCAGTATATGCAGTTCCAGAAGAGTTTGTAATTTCATTTGAAGTTGAATAAGCTGTAGTAGCTGCACCTAAAGATGCATCACTTGTAAATAAAGCTATCTTAAAAGTGTTACCACTTGTTGCTGTAAAGTTGTGTGTTCCAACTAAAATTTCTTGTTTAAAACTTGTACAAATTGCCGATGTTATTGCCATAATTTAACTCCTACGGGTTTGCCGAGTTTACTGGTATACGAACAGCGCCATCAGTATAGTCATCTCTTCGTCTTCTACCAACTTGTTCGTTAGCAAACTTCTGTACCTCTTGTTTATATTTATTTTCATATAATGTCAACATGTCTATTGGGCCTTTTAAAAAGCCATATGTTTCTGATAGACAACAATATAAAAGTCCGTTTGGAAAATTAAGACTAATATAATTAGTTGTGTTATCTGAAGCTAAAGTAGCTGCCATTTTATTAAAATGCACTCTAAATTTATAAGTATCATCAGGAACCGGAGCTACAAATATACGTCCAGAATTAGTGTCACCATCTCCTGTTGCTCCACCAAACATAGCATAGTATTTTGGTTTTCCTCTAGATGCAGAAGCAGTTGATGAAACATATTCTTGTAGGTAAGTTACATCTTTTTTTTCTAACCAAGTGTTAGCTCCAGTTACAGCTGAATTAGAATCATACACTTGGATTCCTCTTATAAATAAAGCTCCTCCAGGTGAATTAATACTTTCTTGACCTACAACTAAATTACCAGTTTGTTGAACTCTATCTGCATCAATTGGCACATCTCTCATTATTCTATACTGTGCGTTTAAAATTATATTTTCTAAAATATCTGTTGTTAAAACATTAGAATCTGTTTCCGTATAATTTCTAATTTGTGTAACTAGTCCGCTATAACTTAATCCAGCCATTATGCTACTCCTGCTAATTCTCTACATTTAGGACAACGATGTTTATATTTATTGTGTTCATCACAATAACCTTTTTTAACTTCTTCATACATAGTAAGATGTGGGTCCTGTTTTTCAGGTTTAAATATATTTTTTATCCAATTCCAAATTTTATTTATCATGCTTCTATTGTTACGGGTCCTACTGAACAACCATAACCTCCTCCTTTTATATTACCACTTGTAGCAGTATTTGTGTCAACTGTAAAAAAGAAAAAATTACTAGTTAAATAGTCATTTGATGCATCTCGTGCACCATTTTTATATTTTCCAGTTCTTATTGTGTATCCAGCTGCTTTTGCAATATTAGCTCCTGTAATACCATCAAAACCCTGTGGATTAGAATATGTAAAAGCGCTTCCTGCAGAAGTAGTTGGTGGCCCCCTAAATCTATATGTTGTTGAATCTGTTAAACCATGTCCAGGTGAAAATACATTTATAATACCGGACCCTGCTTCATATGTTTCAAAACCATTATCTGGTATTCTAACAGTTGTAGCTGGTTCTGTTCTATCTGGTCTTACTTGTAATAATGCAATACCATCTCCACCTGCTGGTTTGGGTTCTAATTGAGGTTGTTTTGGTTCAAACTCTGTGTAGTGAACAAATGAACCATTCCATTCTCTAACCATTTCTCTATACGGAAATTCAAGTCCTGATCTATCTGATATTGCTTTTGCATGTTTTCCTGTTGCATACTTTGACATTATGTTCCTGGGTAATAAGTTTTAGGTGTAATGTGTGTGCTCGAAGCAGATCCATCTTCAGCTAATGCTCTAGCTAGTTCATCTTCATAATATAATTTCATTTGTTGAACTAACTGTGGTTGATATTTTTGTGCTAGATAAAATGCTAAACCTGAAGTCATACAAGGCACAAATCTAAATGGAACATCAGTTGCATTTGTATAATCACCAATATCTTGAATTCTTTTTATATAATAAAAATGCATATCTTTAGATGCATTAGTTGAGTCAGGTGTTGGATAAACACTAATACTAACATGATCAATAAATCTTTGAACCCAATATTGATTAGGAGTACCTTTAGAAAGTTTATTTGAAAAACCTGCATAAGTAGATCTATCTACTTTTGTCATCGGTGAGTCTGATTGAGTTGTTTGAGTTCTATTGTTTCTTAATTGTGCTTCAAGAACATCAGATATTCCATAGACACCATTTGGTGTTGAGGTAGCACTTGTACCGTCACCAGATGATCTATAAAATTTATATTCTGCTTGTCCTTCGATTAAATCAAGATTTAATTCACCTATTTCCCAATAGTGAATACCTCTATTGCCCCATTCTTGAAATAAAATGTTAAGAGATCTTCTAGCTGATTTCATTTGATAACCAGCTACTGAATTTAATCCAATACGTTCAAAAGACTCTTCTATAATTTCATCAATAGAAAAAGTTTTGTCGAACGTCGCTGTTCCCGAAGTAGTATTAGCCATTTAAAATCCTATTCGTAAACTTTAATCCATTCACAAACGACTGTTCCGGTATCTCCTGCTGCACAAGCTGGTAATACTATATTAACATCTCCAGTATAACCACTAGCTTTAGTATTTTTTAAACCACCAAAATCAGAGTAATCATACTCCATTTCACCATTTAAACTTTGAAATACAACATCTGTTGTTGCATCCCATTGCATACGTAAGGCGTCTGCTGGTGCAGTTACTGAAACGTTACAACTAACTTTATTTAATCTTACAGTTAGGCAACTTTTACCTGCTGGGCTTTTTGCTAATTCAGAAACATCAACAATTTTAGTTGTGCTTCCAGAGTTATCAGAAACCACATTATAGTGAGTGATTAGTTTTTTTGATCCGTCAAATACAGTTGTATTTAATACTGTGTCTGCCATGTTTTTCTCCTTTTAAAGAGCGCCTGCATTACCAGGCGCTCCGAGTTAATTAATTATTACGATGCAAATACAAATGCACCAGTAGTTTGAGTTGTTTCTCTAGCTAATGATGAAGCTATGTGCCACGTACCATCTTCGTAACAAATGAAAGCAATCTGTCCACCAATAGTCAACAAATTAGTTGCTGCGTTAGCTGGTGTGAAAGTTAATTTAGTTTCACCTGCTGCTGAAGTATCGAAAGTAGCTTCACTTGAACCTCTTGATTCAATAACTGAACCAGTTGCCCAAACATCAGAACCAGCTGCATCAAAAACTAATGTTGCTGTTCCACCAGTTGTGTCAACCGCTTGCGCGTAAACTACAACTGTTCCCGCTGTTGCTGCAGGTAATGTACAAGTTGCAGCTGCTGCACCTGTATAGTTGATTACAGAAATAGTGTCTGCTGCTAGTGTAATACTAGTAGCTGTTGCTACATCTGATACTGATAAACCAGTTAAGTCAGGCATACCTGAACTCATTCTAGTTGTAAAAGCTCCAGTAGACGTATTTTTAGTTGCTACTTGAAAACCTTTTTCGGACCTTACCGGTCCATTAAACGTAGTTGATGCCATAATTATATCCTCCTAGTTATAGAACATAGTCTCTAGGCCGTCGACTATACGCGTCTATGTTCTTTTAATAATTGTATAGTAAAGATATTATATGTTATTTTTTAGTAGAGTGCAAGAGAGCCTACGGTATTTATGCATTTCAGCGATGTAGCTTTTGATTAAGTAGCTACAGAAACTTGTGGAGCTGCATCTTCGACAGTATTCTGTCTGTGAGCAATAGCTGCTTCTTCCAGCTTAATGTCAGTAATGACTTTTTTAACTTTGTCATCTATTCTGACCATTTCAAGAGTGTATCTACCATTAGACAGATGCTCCTGTTCCCACTTCAACTCCAAGGACCTTTTTTGTTTGTATAGGTCTTGTATCAT